ACCCGGCTTTCCACCATATTCGTACCATTCCGCTTCTTTACCATATCCAAATACCGCTGCTGTTAATTCCTCAACTGCAGATGGTGTTCCGGCTCTTTCATACCAAGGTAATGTATTTTTGATCAGTATTCTTTTTACCTCAATTGGAAGAGCTTGATTATAATATTGTGTTCGAAATTCTAAGGCCATTAGATCCAATATTTCACTTGGTAATTGATCAATCACTGCATATACGCTGCTATTTTTTGCAAAGTCTAGTATCTGTTTTACCTGATTGGATATTGCATAACTTATGGCAATGCTATCTGGATAACCCTTTATATTATCTGGCAGAATATCTGTGATCTGGCTGTCATATAGTTTAATCATCTTCAAGGCCTCCATATGTGATACTCTTACCCTTATTGTTTGCAATTGACGTATCTGGAATTGCTGTAAATAAGGGGTTACTTATTTCTACTCTCTTGGCTCCTGCATTCATAATCTTTGAAATTAAAAAGGAAGGGTTGATATCCCTTCCAATGACTGCTTTTTGCCAATCAATATAACTATTGATTGCTATATTTACTTCACTTTGAATGGTTGCGGCTTTATTCGCATCACTCGCATTAATATAATACGTTAACGCAATTTCATAATCTTTTACTTCTGGCGAAGCAACACTAATCAAATCAGTCTGAGGTCTTTTCGTACCATCACTGATATAATCAAGTACCTCCTTAACAAGCGTATCACTTGGCAGCTCTCCTCCTTCTAAAATAAAGCGAATATCTACTTTACAAGGTTCTGGCGTATCAACGTACACATCTGTTATGGAAGAATTAAAATTCTTCACCCAAAACTTATAGGCATCGCCTGGTCCTGCAACAGAATACGAGGATGGGGCTAAGTAAATCTTTTCTGCCAGGCTTTCATCGGATTCCACGTCACTGCCGCCCGCTGATTCATCCATGTTGTAAACTTTATCTACAAAAGCAATCGGGGTTACTAAGGTATTGATGGTTCCTGCAGCATATCCATTGTATTTACTTCCAATCGTATCGCAAAGTGCTGTAACGGTCGCTTCTAATTTACCAGCCTCTATTTCAATCGTTTCCTTTGTATAGAAATAAACTCCATTTCCTGCCGTCACTCTCGATCCCATAGGGATTGTTATATCCGATGTCTGTACACTTGATAATTCAAATTTTAGTGTAACGCTTGCTGCACTCCCTTGATTTCTTGTTACCTGTTTTAATGCCCCAATATTTTCAAGATTTTTATCATAGGCATACTTTAATAGGCTTTGCTTTCCTGCCTGATCTAAGTATTGGTAAAGTTGATAAATTTGTAATGCGGATGCATACAAGATTAATCGGTCTGGATTGGCCTCTGATAAGCTAATGGATTGACCTGTTATCTCTTCATATTTTGATGTAAAGTCACTTATCATTTCATTCACTACCTCTTCCAGTGTCTTATTCTCAATAAAACTGATATCGGGATAGTCTTGTAACGTTGTTTTAATCGTACTCAATTAGTCCTCACTCTCCTCCTCTTTCTCATCATCTGGCGCTCCAAGCATGATAATCGGCTGTAAAAATCCTCTATCATAATCCTCTTGATACGTTACATCAATGACCTGTACTCTTGATTCATAGCGTTCTGTTTTTTCTATTACTTCTAATGCAAATAAGTTTTTACTGACTTCTAATGGCATTCCTATAAAATCAGAGGTAAGACCAAATTCTCGGTCAAGGGGTTGCTGTCCTGCCTTTGTACCATACAAAACCATTAAACACCGTTTTATATCTTCCATTTCATTGCTGCTGTAATCAAAATTTAGAATAAGATGATCTGTATTAATCGTCATATGTGCCTCCTACAAATATTCTTCTAATGAGAGATCTAACTTTGCTTTTACTAGTTCACCCGCATTGTAAATGGTTTCCCATTCCTCAGACATTTTGGTTATTTTCCACTTATGCTTTCCTACCTTTTTACCACCTAGAATCAGCGGATAAACATAACCTTTTTCCACTGCCTTTTCCATCTTTTCTAAGGTCTTTCTTGGTTTAACTCCAAGCATTGCATCCAATTGTATCGTAAATGTAATGCTTCTTAATTCTGGTCCAGCAAATTCGCTCAAAGGCTTTCTCATAATTCTTTCATGAGACTTCCATCTTCCGCTTACACTTTGCTTCATATTGGAAAATGTCAATATTTTTTTATCACTGGTCTGAAAGGTAATTAATTTCCCTAAATTTCCTATGGCCATGTTATCCCTACTTTCGCTTCTACTGCTTCGATGCGTTCTATAATCTGGCTAAATGATATGGAAAGTCCTGCAATGTCAAAGTTTAATTGTGCAGCCTTTAAATTTAGCTGATCTAAAAATTCTACATCTGCATTCTTTCCTGTGAGTTTCATCAAGTCCTCAATGCTTTTTTCTAAACTCTTTAATTTCATAATGATATCTGTTTTCGTAGAATCGATCTCTGTCTTATTACCAGATACATTAATTTTTGGCATCTCTATATTTGCATCATAGTTACATTCTAAATCAAGATGCGGTGCACTCATTTTAGCCTGATTGACTCCATTTACATGAATGTTTGCTCCTTTGATAAGCAGGTCACCCGACTTATCCTCATAACGCATCAAGGCAGCTCCTGGAGTCTTTGAAAAATCTTTTCGATAGATTCCCTTCCCGCTTTCTGGCGGTTTATTTCCTTTTCCCCAATAGGTACCAGTGACTACCCCTTTGGTTGTTCCATTACTAAGCAACGCTACCTGAACATATTCCCCGACATTTGGCATAAAGTACTCGGAATTTTGATTTGCATAAGGAAGCTCTGTACTAACCGATTTTCCTTTGTCTGTATAGGTGACTCTTAACATTCCAGTTTCGTAATTCACTTTGGATACTTTTGCAACCCGAATATTAGTTTGATTCATTTTTTCACTCCTTATGCTGGTATTGTGATTATGGTGCCTGGGAAGATCCAATGGCCATTATCACTATCACTTTTTCCTCGCTCTTTTGCTTTGCTCTCAATTACCTCTTGATTGGCACTATAAATTTTGGTGTATTGTACTCCTGATCCATAAAACTTGATGGCCAGTGCCCACAGCGTATCACCACTCACTATGGTATATTGTGTTCCTTCTGCTTCTGCACTTTCAATTGCCGCATTTACTGCTTCCACGGATACTGTTTTTATCCTTGCTTGGATTAGTCGAAGTGTTAAACTCATGGTATAAGCACCGCCGACGTTATGTTTTACTTTCTCCACATAATATCTGCCATTTAATTTACTTAAACCCTTTATCATTATCACTGTACTAGAAAATATCTTCGGGTCGGCTGGAATTGTTACAACCATTGTAGTCGCTTTTTTATTTTCATTATTTAAAATGGCAATTCCTTTGGCTTCTGCTTCTCCTAAATTACTGGCAGTGACATTGATATTTTTTATTCGGTTACCAGCTCCAATGTTTACAATGTATTCACTGTTATCCTCTGGATCGGTAAAACTAAAGTTTGCCCCAGTGTAAGTACCTGCTATGGTTGTATTGTAGCTCCAATTAATCATATCCTTTTCATGAATCGTTGCCACGGACTCTTTCGCCTCATAGGCTTCCTCATCAAAGATACATATCTTGTTCGAATATACTTTCATGGCTAATCCATAATCATTGCATATGTTATAAAGAAACTTGCAGTTTGTCTCTCCGTTTTGTTCCATTTCTTGTATCCCTATTTCGGCTGCATCATAAAAGAGGCTGATTCCAGCCTCTTCTGCTATGGTCCTTGCTATTTCTTTTATACTCGCATTCTCCCATGTTTTCGTCACTTCGTCTGAGTGGAAGGCATCCTCTGCAGGAATGCTTACGGCACTCATGGTACAAGTAAGTGGTCGTCCATGATAAGACAAATCATCTAATATAAACTTACCGCAACTTGTAGTAATACTTTTTTTCTTTCCAGTAAAGTTCTGCCAATATTTTTGTTGAATCTTAGCACTTAAGGTATCGCCTTTTGATGGTTTCCACGAGGAAAACCATTTCTTATGACGGTTCGATACCGTTATATTTATGTTGTCTGATTCACCACTGGCCACATCTGTAAAATCAAATTTTTCCAAGTATGCACTAATCTTTTTATCCAGATTTTTGCCATCATATTTTACAATGACATTGGTTTGTCTTGGTTTTATCGAAGTCATGATACATCACTCCTCCAGTCTGGTTGTTCGACGGTGGCTTCACTGTCTGGCAACTCAGGAATGTTTAAAATAATGCCTTCTGGGAATATAAAATAATCAAGTAGTTTGATATTCTGAGACATTAAATATCCTGCATAGAATTCTGATCCGTAGACTTCTAATGCAATCATGTCCCATGTTTGTCCTTGAATGGTTGTGTATGTGTTCATAAATCCTCTTTTCTTAATCTGTCCATGTATAAACCTAGGATCATCCACTAAAAAGTACCTCTAAGATTAAATGGTACTTTGATTAACCTGAAAAATGAATTTGGACTTGTGTCCATAACGTAGACACAAGTCCAATAATTAAAATTTCATATTAACTTTATATGATTTTATTAACAGTTTCTATAAGCACCTCAAACTTGTAAATACTATTACTATCATAATAGTTCAACATACTCTTATTGAAGTCCTATTATTTTCTTTTTTGACATTGACAATTTTATAAATTAAGATTTAGTATACTACTTTATACAGAATATTACATTTTTGCGTTGTTCCTACAGCATATCCAGTAACTCTAACTTGCCAAATACCTGCACCAATATCAGATGCATTAAATATCCAGGTTTCAGCTCCCATGTTTGAAATATTTTTACTGATTGTAGTATTACCACTTATAAAAAGCACACTACCTTGAAATAAATCTAAGTTATTATTTCTGGGAAGATATATGTATAATTTATTTCTTAATAGTGTAACTAAACCTAAACTAATAGTTCCCCCACGACCGTTTATTGTTCCTGCATATGTGTAATTGGTTTCGCTTGAAACACTTGTATTTGCTTCTATTGCAGTGTTTATAGATTCAGCTGCCATTACGGGAGTAGTAAATATATTAACAGCAGTAACAATAGCAAGTAAAACACCAAGTGTTCTTTTTTTTAGTTTATTCATATTATTTTTCTCCTCTCACGATTACGATTAAAGTTAGCTTATAATAACGAAAATTATATTTAATTATTTATTGTCTTTTGTTGCTAATTAAAACTGTACATGGTAGTTGTTACCCCGAATAAATTATAATTGCTTCAACTACGATTGATGTTATATGTAGCTGATGAACATTCTTTTCTATATTTTGTTTTTTCATAATATTTTCTCATTCCTCTAAATTTCTATAACAATAAACCAGCATCAATTGCAAACCTGCTTATAATATCCAATTAATACCAAGTTTATTTCAAATGAATTAACTATAAATATACAACACACATATCTTAACTATACATTTTAAACATATTTGTCTATTTATATAATTGTATTATGACTCACTATTTTTTATGCATACATATTTTTAATTATAAGCAAAAACACACAATACAGAGGCTTTCTCAAGTCCAATTTTTTATAAATGTTTGATCATGATACAAAGGAAGTTTTGCCTCCCTTATCTACCCAAAACACACCCTACCCTGATCTTTTTCATACTGCTGCATCATACGTTGAAATTCATCCTGACTCATTCTACCTGCCTCAACAATATCTTCTTTGGATGGTGTCCCTCCATAAAATTGATAGGTTGGACTATAATTGATTTGTGCATTACTTTGATTATTGTTGTTGGTTGTCTCTGTGTTCTGTTCTAACCCTGCAGACAATGAGGAAAAGCTGTCTTCACTACTTTGATTCTTGTAATCACTGGATACACCTAATATTTTTCCTACTCTTCCCCATAAGCTTATTGCATTTTGAGAACCATCAAGTGGTATTGCTGCCTCTGGTCCATCTTCCGCAAACCATGCAATGTGGGGAACGTGAAAAATTCCACCATCGGCATGACCGTCTAGCGTTGAATAGGGATTCTTTAATGCATAATTGGGGCTTCCACTGTTGCTTGCGTTTAGATTGACATTCACTGGCACATCTACGTTTAATCCAATCCCAAATGTCGATGCTATTCTATTTTTGGTAGCTTGCCATGACGTATTGATGGAATCATCAATCGTAGGCTGATTTTGTGTGATCGCTGTCGCAATCGTTTCTGGAATATAAGTACCGTTTTCCTGCATTTGCTGCAGTACTTCTTTATACTCTTCGCTATTTGCAGCCGCTTCTCCTATGGCGGCAAACATAGCGT